GTTGGGGGGGCGCTTAACTTACAACGGAGTTACTATGCTCAAACAAAGGTCTCTTTTCCCTTCATTCGGCAAATTTTCGCCTAATGGTAGATCGTACTGTGTGTACATTTCCAGGCGACCGATAGCGGGTGAAACCGCAAAAGACCGGTTACTAAGGGAACATTCGAATGGATATTACGCGTCAAGCGAGTATCCTTCTACATTCGATTTCTACTTAATGGGACAGGAGAAGTTCTCATCAACTGAGAATTATTATCGAGACAACTGGTGCGACCACAGTAAGGTTTATCGATTGAACAGACCGTACACCTTCGGACATGTTAATTCCTATGGGCTGTATAGTATGTTTTTATTTAATCGAATAATGCCTTCAAATTGGCCGTACCCGCCTGTAAGTAGCATTGCTGAACAACACAATGTGAATCTTGGTAAGGTTGGTGACGATCTGCGTGCTCAAGCTTATTGGGACATGCGACCTAAGTTCGAAGGAGAAGTATCTATGCTCAATTTCTTATATGAGCTAAAGGATTTCCGTGACATCGCAAAAGTTTTATCGCGAGTGAAAGGAAATCCATTGATACAACTTTACGAAGCTATGAATGGTCACGAAAGATCTCTAAAAGCAGTTACGTCCAAAGCTAAGGACGTCTTGGGCAGCCCGACTAAAAGTCTTGCTGAGGCACACCTAGTGAACGCTTTTGCAGTGAAACCGTTAATATCTGACTTGACTGAGATTTTTTCTCAATTAGGAAAGATGGTTTCCGATGCTGAACGTGAATTCGGTGACAATGGTGCTGGTAATACGCGCCATTGGTCGTCACAGTTAGACCCAGTTGCAACTTGGACCGGCGATAGCGTAAGTTCTTCTATCGTTTATAGGTTCGGGTCAAGTTTACGAGGCACATACACATTTACGGCTAAACAGCGGTATAAATATACACCGCGGTCGAAATTGAATGCGTTTTGTACTTACTGGGGATTGGTTCCAAATCTAGAAGTAATTTGGAATGCATTACCTTTTAGTTTTCTTGTCGACTATTTTCTATCAGTCGGGAAGAGTTTGAACAGGATGCGTACGGACCCAAATGTCACGGCGTATACCATGAGTAGTGGTGTAGAATCTGTCCTAACAAAATATGATATTGGCCGATTTATAGCCACAGGACAGACTTCCACCAATCATCTAGGCATCGTTTTGGACGATACTTATTATTCTAGTATCCCCTACGATAACCCAAAATTGATTGATGGCTACACGTGTTCATTTTACACAAGAGTGCTTGGAATTGAACCATATTATGGCCCACCTTTACCTAGACTTAAGGTACCTAAGGCAGGTCAATTTGTAAATATGGCAGCACTCGCCCGTTGTTTGTTTTGACTTCCCACAATATCGTGGCGCCGCAGACGTTTCTGCTTTACCTATATAGGAGATTGTCATGGGACTCTATTCGTCTACCCAAGTTATTAATGATGGAACCGCTGACCACACTTTTGTTTACCGTGGTCAGTTGCCAAACGCGAAGTCCCTCGTATCTGAGTATTTCGAACCTGCCGATATGGCAGGTGAGAGTAAAATTACTGCAAAATACGAGGTTTCCAACTCACCGGCGCAGCGCGACGTTATTTCGTCTACCTGCTTACTTGCCGACAAAGATGGCGTACTGAAAAAATGTACGATAAATACTTCGGTGGCTTATGACAAAGGATGTGACATTGCAGATGTTGAAGACCGTTTGGATCTCCATTGTGCGGCGTTGGCCATTTCTGGCGCTCGTACGCGGTTTCTGCAACGCATGCCCTGATCATACATCGTTGACTCTTCGGGTATCATCCCGTGGCTGGAGGATCCTTTTAGGATTCATAATAGCCAATGCACAAAAAGCAAAAAGATCAACGGAAAAAGTTAAAAGGGAAGAGTAAGGGGTCATTTAGTGATCGGCGCAAGCTGAAAGCAAAAAGAACTCGCAGTCTTGCTCGCACCGCGAAGAAGAAAGATGATATATTAACATTGCCATTTGTAGAAAATATCCTATTGGCCATGTTGTCTGACTTCTTCCAAACACTGCCGTTGTATAAGCTCGCTGACTATCGGCATGACGTAAAGACGATTAAAACCCGTCTTCGTGCCGAGGGTTTGAGTTTTGCAACGAAAACACTTTCGTGTCTAAGTCAAGGTATGTTTGATCACCTCGAAGGCCGTAATGCATCTTATCCCACTTTCAAAATGTGGGACCGAATACACCCTGTATTTCTAAAGGGCTTGTTTCGTCATGCTTTAGGGCTCACTCGCGAGAGTGCCGAGGATCATCGATTTAGATCACAATACGTAAGGGCCATATATCAAATATCAGTAGCTTTCAAAAAGCTACGTGGACCTTACAAAAAGTCTAAGTTGGCGTTGCAGTACGCTAACTTTGTCGAGGTGGACAAAGCGCTCGGAAAGATAGATCTACAGTCTGAAGACCGCTTACCCATCCTCCGTCGTGCCAGATATTTGTGCTCACAATTCATTCGTGATTACGTTCCGACAAATGGAAAATCAATTCCACGTCCCGGACCTGGCGCAACGAATACAAAGACGAGGAAGTTTGAAAGGTATGAGCCCCGCAAACTTTTTAGACAAGTTCATGACGTACTAGATTATCGAGACTGGTTTTATGTGTCTCCTTTCGATGTATGTTATGACGCTCCTTCATTTTTATCGTTACTAGATAAGAGTGTCGATGAACCCACGAGCCGTTTTAAGTTCGTCCCGAAAACATGGGACAAGGCACGCGGAATTTGCATAGAGGAATTTGAAGTACAATGGATCCAGCAAGGGATACGGCGAGGTCTAACAAACCTTATTAATAGCCACCCTTTATACAAGGATCGTATAGTTTTGCATGATCAAAAAGTCAACGCAGAATTAGCATTGTATGGATCACGTTGGCGTAATTTCGCCACCCTTGATATGTCAGAAGCGTCAGACAGGATACCTCTTCAACTGGTAGAATACTTATTCCAGGACAACGAAGAGTTGTGTTCAGCGCTAATGGCTTTATCAACTCGTTGGATCGAACCTCCGAGCGAAGTCAAGGGAGTAGGCCTGTTGCGGACTGAAAAGTTTGCACCAATGGGGTCTGCTTTGTGTTTTCCGATTATGTCACTCGTACATATGTTCTTAATACGGGCCATAATACAGTTGTCTATGCAACCCAATCCACACTTGTTGGCTGCTCAAGTTTACGTTTATGGAGATGACATTGTTTTACCATCTCAATGCGTACAAGCAGTTTACGACTGGCTACCCAAATTCGGTATGAAGCTCAATGAAACGAAGAGCTTCGCCAAGTCTCACTTTCGTGAAAGTTGTGGATGTCATGCCTATTATGGTATAGATGTAACTCCAATCTTTATTAGAGAAACACCAAAACATTGGCAAGGTAATGCTATCAAAAGCTTGGTTGAAACGGAGTATCAACTCCATAAGGCCAACTATAATAGCACTGCCCGAACCGTCCGCGAATCGTTAATATCCTCCTCTAATGCTGTTGATCGGTTTGTGCCTTTAGGCTCAACGGTTGTTGGCTTTCAGCGAGAGTACAATGATTCAAGGGTACCTATTGGGAAGCGTTTTCTTAAGTTTTCCTCCAAGGTTAGGTTTAATCGAGACATTCAGTCCAGCCAACGCAAAGAATGGGTTTTCAAGTCCATTACTAGCGAGGTGGGGCTGTGTTCAGATTACCACGCATACATGCGGTGGTACGCTGAGCAACCAGAGTCTCGGGTTGTCAATGACACAAGCGATGGCGTATGCTTGCATCGTGAGTGGGTACCGGAAGATACTTGCGCTTTAGGCGCCTGTATTTAGGTACAAGGGGGAGCTAGTCCTGAGCAGTTACTCGGGGCGACGGGAAAT